GTAAAAGTCCCATTCCATGTTGCGAGGATCGTACGTAACCATTATGGGTTACCTGTAGAACGCTCATCACCTTGATCGGCACTAAGTAATACTTTACCCATGTAATAGTCACCGTTAAATGTATTTGACTCAAACTTCAAACGCAACAAACGACGCTGTTCACGCATGTCAATTTTAAGCGTTGTACCGTCAAAAACATAGGGTTCAGAGATTTGCTCTGAGTCGTCAGCGTAACCTTGACCAGTCACGTACAAGTTCATGTCACCAGACTGCACGAAGTCAGGTTCAACACGCTCTAAACGCAACCAACGGTTATCGCCTGCAAGCTGGGGGTTGCCCGGCCCACCCGTGACCCACCCCAAGTTATTCGTAGTGAATGACGACCGAACAGCGTTCACATTCGTTGTGTATATCTCATCTGTACCCGTCTCGTGTTGCCACAAGGTGTACCCGCCAGTGGAGTTAACCCCAGTACCGCCCCAAATGGGTTTACGAAACACCTCTGAGAACGTACCAGCAGATCGTCTAGCACCATCCGCCTCACCAGCGTCGTACCAAATCTTTTCTCTCACGTTGTAGATGACCGCATCAGTACACTCGGTTGCCGAACCTCTAGGGTAGAACCACCAGATCTCACCCCAACGAGGAACTTTTGTACACCACACCTTTTGGCGCTGTGCATAGTTCAAATTGTCAAAGAAGTGGTTCTGATTTGCTGTGTTTGGGATCTCTTGAACAACACCGTTGTAAGTCAAGAAACGATCAACACCGCACCAGTAGAAGATGCCGTCATACTCAATCACGCATTGGCTTGACATGATGGAGGTTTGGCAGGTGACTAGGTCATACTTCCAATAGAAGTTAAGCCCGTTCACAGTGCTTGGAGCATATGTCACTCGGATGATTGAATCCAATGACCAGAACAGTCCAGCAGGAGAGGTTGTACCGCCACGCAGTGGTAAGCCTTTGACGATCTTACCCGTCGCTACGTTGTTCGCGTTAGCGTCAGCAGACACCCAATTTGAGAAGTCACCAGCGGCTGAGTTTTGAATCAAGCCGTTGTTTCCGTAAACAAACAAATAGGGGTGCAACATCACAACACCGCCAGATACGGAGATGTTGTTGTCATAGGTTACTGTGACCGTTCCAGTCGTCATTGCGACGGATGTTGTCAGTGTTGTCGTTGCACTGCCTGAGAAAGCCACAGGAGTGCCGCTAGAACCGACTGTCTGCGAGTTATTGATCGTGTATGTACCGATCCCCCCAGTACCCGTTCCAAGCGCTGTAATCGTCGTATTTGGCAGAACACCAACACCAGCACCACCAATGATGGTCTGACCAACTGCCAATGATCCATCATTAGCCACTGTCACTGTCAGTGTAGTACCGAGCATATATCCAGTAATGGTGACATTTGCGACTACGTCAGTGTTGGTAATCGTGGTGCCTGCGGTGATACCAGTACCAGAGATTGTTTGACCATTACCCACTAAGAAGTTCGCCCCATTGATGATGATGGTTGAACCGTTCAAATAGCAACTTGCAACGCTAAAAATCCCAACTGGTGTTAACGTTGTGCCGGGGAACTGCCCACTCAGCGGCTTTGTGTTAATTATTGAATCAATCGCATTCAAGTTTTGCGCTGGATGTGCAATTAAATTGTTTGTTGCCCCACCACTTGAGTCATAACCAATATCAAACTGCCACAGCGTGTTGTTACCACCCGTAAAAATTGTGTTGCCAGTCAACAGCAAAGACAATCCAGAACCCGTACCACCAATTGATGCCGACGAAGCACTCAGCAAGTCACCTACCGTGTAACCAGTACCTGCGGCTGTGATCGTCACATTGGTGATAATATTGCCTGCAATCACAACTGTGGCTTGTGCGCTAGATCCAGTACCACCAGTCAAAGGAACTGCTGTGTATGTACCGTTTGTGTATGCAGAACCTGCGTTAGCAATTGTCACAGCAACAGCACCACCAGTTATTGTGTAAGCGACGGGGCCAAAACCCACGCCGTCATCGTTGTCCGTGTACCACTGCTCAAGACCTAGGCTGTATCCAGACACAACATAGTTAATACCGTTCTCCGACGTCATGGTCATGCCACGAGAGATGCCTGATCCGTCTAAGAAAATAGCTCGATACCCACCCATTTTTCTAGGTAAGGAGTTTTGAAAGCGAACCCACTCACCGTCACTGTAGGTTTGAGCGGCAAACTGGGTGCCATCGCGCTGGATGCCCGGCTTCACCTGCAGTTGAATGACCTTCGCTGTCATTAGAACGTACCACCTGAAATACCAACAGTAACATTCAAACCAGTCGTTGTGAGCGTCATTCCGTTAGTACCGTTGACAGCAAAACCGATCTGATTCGATGCAGGCAAGTACAAGCCTGTTGTTAAGTTACCCAAGAAATTCAGGGACGGTGCGGACACAGCGCCGGGAGCCAACGTCGCGGACGTGAACGAACTTGATGTGTTACTAGTCGTGCTGTACACGTTCGTACCATCACACACCACCAACGCTGTCTGACCTTGTCCAACGTTTACAGTTGATCCTATTCCAGACGTTTGGAATGTCAGCGTGTACGCGCCTGTTGTACTATTTTGCAACGAGTACAACTGAACCGTAGAAGGAAGAACAACAATTTGATTAGAGACAAGAGCACCTGAATACTCTTGAATGATGTTTGCACCTTGTGCGGCTGACAGGGTCAACGTACCACCAGTCACAACCTGCGCTAACTGAGTAAACGCAAACGAGCTTGATCGACCATAAGCATAGGTGCTGAACCCGTTTGATCCGTTAGATACAATCACTACAGATTCAGTCAACTGCAACTGCATATTGACATTCCCGTCGATGGTATCAATACCAGTTGGTGTCAATGTCAGAACTCCAGTACCACCGTTACGAATAATGGTGAACCAGTTGTTTCCCAATGAAGACGATGAGGGTAAGTTGAATGAGCCAACACCGCCTGCCCAGACATTAAACTGTGCGCGATTTGCCGCACCCAAACTGGCTGTTGAATAGTAGCTAGTAATGTTGTAGGCTTGGTTTAAAGTCAAACCAGTTGCTACCAAACCGTAGCCTGCTAATGCACTTGCGTTGGCTGAGGATGTACCCGCACCAAAAACAACTGAAGCCCAGATACCGTTGACTGTCGTGTTGTCAGTCAAAAAGATGAAATCAGCAATACCTGAAGCTACAGAAATAATTGTGTTTCCACCGTTGTCAGTCACAGTAAATGTGTTTGCACCAACGTTACGAACGATGATGGACTGACCAGTCGATACTTGAGTAGCAGGTGGAAGCTTTAACAACCAAGCGGCTGTCGCAGTAACGTCAATGATGCTACTAGCAGGTGTGTTGTCGTTGCCGTTGATAGGCCATTCCAACTCAGTGTCCGCTGTTAACGCCAGCGATTCATAGCTAACAGAAGACGGGGAAACCGTTTGTCCTGTGAATGGGTTTACGTATGTTGTCATGATCAGTTATCCACGGCAATTGCTGAACGGTCTGCAATACGCAGAGTATCTTCAGTTTTAAGGGCGGCGAGAGCTTCGTCAAACATTGACTTCCATAGCGCCAGTCGTGCATCGTTTTTAAGGAACGGTGCTGTCTGCTTCAACGTGCCAAACAACATGGCATTTGGAGCATTTATTGTCAACCAGTTAGTCTGGTTTGACGATGAAAGAGGTTCTAATCTGGTGTAGCACAGCGCTTCAAAAGCGTATGCTTGATTAGGTGTTGGTGCTACCAACCAATGGTCGTAGTCGTAGTCAGCGTAGTACAAGGGTACGCCAGTCGCCGTAACGTCCTGAGCATAGTTGTTTAAATACTCTAGCTTGCGTACCAACATGGGTTGCTTTTGACCACTCACAGATAGCGTCATAGAAGTGGTTTTGCGCCATCTTGCAGGCTTTGCAATCACTGGATTGCCAATGTTCATATTGGAGTTAACGACTTCCATCTGACCCAAAGTCTTGATGTTCTGCGCAATCTCAAATTCGCACAATGTGATGAATGTTGGGATGGCGTTGACAACTGCCGCATCAGAGCGTTCCAGATACTGGAGCACCGTACTCGTCAGTGAGTTGTATGTCATCACCCATGATGGAGTTGTTGCCATGTTATCTTCTCTGAATTGGTTTATTCATTTTAGTCTGCCTTTAAGATAAAAACAACGCCCGTTCGTCGATACGTCGCTTTTGTAAACCTTTAAGGACTTTACCCCCAGCCATGCAGTATTTCAGCAGTTCTTCTGCCGCGCCAGCCATGTCACCACGAAGCAACTTTTGGCGCATAGTTGACCTCTGGAGAGTACCTAGACCAACGTTGAAAGAAAATGAAACCAACGAATCAAACTGTCCTTGAGTAAGAGGAACAGGACAATAAGTAGCCACTCCCTTCTCAAAGCGAGCAAGATCGGCTTTAAGTATTGCATCGACTTCCTCCATGCTGTGTTTACGTATAGCCTCTGGGGGAGGCACAAACGCATCCCGCTGGTCTATTTTTAGCTTTCCCTGCTCTGGAAACATGACATGCCCAACGCCTACAGTCCAGAGTTTTGCTGGGCATTTATACGGATTCTGACGCACACCCTCGTGGTGTCGAATCATGTATAGGCATTTGTCAGAGATGTTCATTTGCCGAAGGCTCTACCGCCAAAGTGGAAGGCAATGATTGAAGCAAACAGGGCTTGGGTGTCAGAGTCCCACAGCATCTCAAGCAAGTCATTGAAAGGTACGCTCATATGGTAGCCATACCAGAATCCCCCGATATCCACAAATACCAACAGAAAGAAGAAACCGTAGGTAATGACTGGTCGCACACTAGCGCGTAGATTCTTCATCCATTGGCTAGTGCCTTCGTTAAGCGATGTGTCATGGGCGTAAATAGCCTGCATTTCAGCCTGCTGTGCGCCGATTAGGACTTGGGCGGTGTTAGCCGCACTCTCCGTCGCTAACTGCTCTGAGCGGATGTGCTCGACCCTCTCCTGAGCTTCAAAGCCTGCTTTACGCAGTTCCAACTCACGCTCAATCTGCATCCTAGCCAGCGCCAACTCATGCAGTTTGTCGGAACGGTCTTGGAAAAAGTCTAACAGTTTGGGCAAGCCACCCATTAGGAACGAGATCAGGGTTGAGAGTAGTGTCAGCATTTGCCGTCCTTTTTAGAGTCTTCATTTTGCATGAGTTTGATACCAGACAGGAACCCAATCATGCCTCCGATAAGAGTAGAAAACGCGGGTGAAATCATCTTGAATATTTCTGCGTTGTCCACTTCCTTTGCCCACAATCCGATTAGAAAAGCAAACACCATACCCAGAACTGAGATGCACAATGTCGTGCTTACCATCAGTGTGACGTACAGCGTCAGCTTTTCTTTCACTTCTATCTGCGGTTTCTTGACTGGTCTGGGTATAGGTTTTCTGGTCATACATAAATATCCAGCTTACGGTTGGTAAAAATCTCAAGGTTAAGTTGGTTGCGTTCTGCCTTCTTCACGTACAACTGAAACTCAAGATCATCAATTTTGTCCTTTACCTTTTTCATCTTCAACGCTTGTGCATACTCTTCTTGTAAGCGTTCTGCCCTGCGTTCAAGCGCATCTGTCTTTGTTGGATAGTCTGCGACATCCAGCATTGGATACCATTTGTGTATGGGCGGAATCATTTCTTTTCACGCTCAAGTGCCTCTTTGTACCCATGAATTACCAACTCTCTAATCTTTGTTGAGTCTGCCGTCCCCGCCCACTCGGACAGGTTGTTCCACATTACTATGTAATCCGTTGACTTGCAGAAGGGCGCATTTCTGCCTAGCCACGCCACCATCTCTTGATGGCGCAGTGTCGGGTCGTGTTGGGTGTAACCTATTCCATAGAATTCGCGCACATGACAGCCATTCTTGGCTACGGCTCCAACTAGCCCCAACAGCAGTAACAGTATGAGCCAACGCATTTACCATGTCCCAGCCCATGCAATTATGTAAGTTCCATAAATGACAAAAGCAACTAGAAGAGTCGCCGCAATAAATGCTTCGACCCAGTCTCTCATGTCACAAGCCAAGAATCTTTTTGACTAGCTCCCCAGCAACGCCGGGGCCAAACAGGACGCAGACGATCACCCCATACAAGAGGTACTCTATCTTGGTCATGCGCTTGTCCCCATCACGCAAAGAACGATCAATACTGTTGTATCGCTCTGTGCAGATTGCTTCGTGGACAGCGAGCTTTGTGTCGATCGATTCCATTACGTTGTAGCGTCAGGAGGTGTTTCAACTGGTGCTTCTACAACTGCTTCAACCACAGGCTTTGTATAACCAACGTCTACATCGTCTGCAACAGGTTCATACTGGCTTGCAAGAGAAGAATGAAGGCAATCAGAGATACCAAAGCCGTCTGGGGTTGTGAATATCTCTACGGCTGTGTTGTCAATAAATCGTGCAAATTTCATTTTCAATACTCCACAATTACTAAACCCTTGCCACCATTGTCAGCACTACTGCCACCACCACCGCCGGGGAATCCGCCGTTACCATTGTTGCCACCGCCACCGCCATTGATACCAGAAACTAAGTTTGGCCCACCACCCCCAGTGCCAATAAAATCAATTGAGGCAGAAACAAATCCAGTTGTTGGAAGAATAGTTGCTGTGGTTGATTGGTACTGACCACCAAGTCCAAAAATACCAGAGCCAGATACGTTTCCTGCCGTAGAGCCTCCACCACCTCCAGCGTTTCCAGATTTCCCATTGGTTCCGCTACCATTGCCACCGTTACCAAACATACCAGCAACCCCGCCGCCATTTGTAACGCCAGTGCCTCCTGTGGTGTTTATATCGCCACCAGCCCCTACTCCACCCCCAGATACTGGGCTGGTAGCGCTACCGCCGCCACCAGTTGCAGAACAATAAGAGCCAAAGGATGATGTCCCACCAAAAACAGAAGTAGATGTAGAACCCGCCCCAACGGTCACAGCAATAGAGGCTCCTGAGATAAGACCTGTAATGGTTCTCATGGTAAAACCACCACCACCCCCAGCACCATTTCCTCCGCCACCCCACACGCGAACGCGAACGCTAGATACACCAGCGGGGACATAAAACGTGCCTGAGTTTAAATATGGAACAACAACCCCGTTACCAAACGTGCCAGTAAAAGGGTTAGATATCGTGCTTGTAATTAAAGGGACTGTCATACATTTCCAATCAAGTTTATGTTACGACCAGAGATTGTTCCTGCCGCGCCAAATGTCACGTTGTTTCCAAAGTCAAAGCTCTGCCCCGCTGTTGTGGAGGGGTAGCTTGAGCTTAACTGCGCCGGGCCGTTAATCACAACAGTACCCGAACCGTTTGCAGGGGCGTCTGTTGAAGAGACACCAACCAAAGAAAAGCCAGTAGAAGTGTTAACAGGCACAGGACTAGAAGGAGTTACACCAGCGGTTAAAGCTAAATTGTATGTATAGCTTGCTGGATTGAAAATTAAATATGTAAGTTGATTAGAGTTGTTAGCCGCTAAGAATAAAACATTATGCCCACTCATTCCACAAGCAGTAAAGAACACACTAACCGAACTAGTATTTAAATTTAGCCCGGGTATTTCAACGCTATTTGTACTAACATCTCCACCAGCTGTAAAACTTGCTGTACTGTACAAAAATCTAATAGATGTACTACTGGAATAATATATTACTGCCACATCCCCAGAACCAGTTATTGCTAATGTAAGTCCTGAAGTACTATCAAGATTAGGAGAACCAGACCAAGTAGCATTATAAACTCTACCTGACGCTTCTGTCATATATATTATTTGCGCTATATTTGATGTAGATGAATTTACCCGAACTAATTGAACTGTTCCGTTTGGCGCAGTCACCGCGCTCATGCCGTTAGCAAGTCTTCCTCCTACACCTGTATCAGAAAAACCACCACTAGTAAAAACGTTTGAGGTATTTTCTTGGTAAAACGCATTTTTAACACCTGCAGAGGCGGAGTAGTAATATGAAACAAAAAACCCATTTTGAGTTCCCGCGCAAGTCATATTATACGGAGTTGCGTCAGAATTAAAATTAGCGCCTGCGGTAGTAATAGTCCCAGAGCTATTATAAACAATAAAATATGGGCCATTAGTTTCTGGGTATACAAGCACAAAACGATCATTTGTAAGCGCGGCTACATCTAAAGACGAAGTAGCCCCCGGCCAAGTAACACCAGATACGGTTATTGATGTCAACGTGGCATAAGCGCTAGACAGTATCAGTATTGTAATTTGACTGGTTCCCGATCTTAAATAAGCGCAAGCAATTTTACCACTTGACAAAACAGCAATTTTTACGCTCCCGTAATTTATAGCGGCTACACCGTTTGTGGCTAGTGTTGTAGTGCTAAGAAGTACTCCCGCACTAGAAATCCGAGCTAACTTGATAGTTCCCCCAACATTGTATAAAACAAGCACCGATCCATCACTCAACATACCAGTGTCTAAACCATATGGACTTGTTGATGTATCTAATGTGGTTTGACCAGTAACTAACGTAGCTACACTAGTTGATTGAGTGGTATTAGCAGAAACAATTGATGTTGCTGATGCTAAAAATGCCGCTCCTGTTGGGGTTGAACCGGCGCGAGCATACCCACTAACAGGTTGCGCCGAAGTTGTACCAACTGAAGATGAAACAAAAGATGCCGCAATGGGCTGATAAGTTGTTGGGTTAATTTTTAACCAGTTAATTTGAGTTGAAGCATTTGGGGGGGCATCAGCAAATCCAGCATTAACTGCCAATGGCGTATAACTTAAGTTAATGTAACTCGTTGTTTGTGTGAAACTAAAAAAAGCATTGTTATTAGTAGTAACAGAATACAATGGCTGGTTTACTCCCGAAACTAGCGCGTGTGAAGTATTTAAAATAGCATAATTTAATACATATTTATATGGACTGCTTACGGCACTTGAGATTGTTTGATAAGCAAGAATATAGTTTCCATCAGCTAACGTAAACGGCCTTGCGTAATAGCTGATAGCGCCAAGAGTATAAAATGGATATGCCACCCCAGCGGTAGCGACACCAGCGGAACTGATGGAACTGTAGTATGGCAACCCGCTACTTACCCATGCGACAAGAGTAACATCGCCAGCAAGAAGAGTTGCACCCCCCCAACCTGTTGTTTGAGTTATTGACGTTGCGTTAGTAATTGCTGTTGTTGCAGTAGATATTACGTTTGTTGCGCTTCTAATTTGATAATGAAGTTGTGATCCGCCGTTGAAAAAAATAATTACAAAACTATTGTCACTTCTAACAACAAAATCAAATAGATTGCTACTAGCGTTATTTCCGCCAACGTTTGTCCAAGCATAAACTTGAACTCCTGTAGCACTAAAAACTTTGTACCATAAGTTTCCGCTAGTGGTAACGCAATAGGCAATGATATAAGAACCATCTGGCCTTGCGTAAGTTTGAACAAATGTTACCGCAGTACTTACAGATCCTGCTCCCGTGTCAGTAGCTGGTGCTTTTACTACAGTTCCTGTGTTTGAATAAATTGCATACGACACATAATTATTGATGTTTTCAAACCACGCGACTGCAAAACCACCGCCAGTTAATGCGCAAACCGAAATATTCCCACGCGAGCCAACAAAACTAGCTGTTCCAATGATTGTTTGCCCAACAATTACGGTTCCTGCTTCATCTACAATTTTGTAAGCCGCGTAGTTTGAATTAGTGGCAGAACTGTTAGAAATTAAATAAACAACAACAATATTACCGCTGGTCAATTTTGCAGTGTTACGAACCTTGTACGCATACCCTGTGTTAACAATAGGAGTAACCTCTTGCCCAAAACTGACGTTTTGAATGTATGTAGGTAAGTCTGCGCTAATTGGAAATGTTGCCGATCCTACGTAGTTCCCCGGGGGTGGGGCAATATCACCAGCGTAGTTATAGATCAAATCACCAGCTTGAAAGCCAGCAGTGCTGTTCACTACAGCGCTTACAGGCGATAACGGGTTGTTTGGCGCAGAGCCAACAGTGGTAGGTGCGGTAGGTATGCCGCTTAATCCAAAAGATCCATTTGCCATTTTAGTAGTCTCCGCCCATTGCAGTCACAACAAAAGATTCAGCGTTAGCCGTGGACACACGCAGGGTGCATCCGGGGCCAATCATGATAGGGAACAGTGTTTGATACGTCACAGCCTGTAGAGCCACTGCATAAGCCTGCACTGTAGTAGAAGGTGTAGCCGCAGTCACAGGTACTTCTTCGTACAAGAACGTGTTAGCCGCAGTGTTAGCCGCCGCATCAGAACTTACAAACAAACGCACCATACCCGCCGTGGTAGTTCCAGTAGCCTGAATAATGATGCGCTCAATGCGTGAACCACCGGGGTTCGTTGCGTCTACAAAAGTAGGAGCAGTCCACAAAATGGTTATCGTTCCTGTACCGTCACGGTTTGTATTTGCCGTGTTGATTACGACCGATGCTTGTCGGGCGTTTTTTGTATATTGTGCGTTCGTTGCCATTTAACTGACTCCTGCGTTGATAAGTAAGAAGGACGGAGCGCCACCAGCGTCTATCCATGTTGGAGCACCTGCTGTGCCGTTTGAACTAAGAACCTTGCCAGCGACACCAAAGTTTCCATTGAAGGCTAACGAGCCATTGGAACTGATTGTCATCGAGTCTGCTGAATTGTCATTTGTAACAAGACGCAAGCTGTGTGCTGTCTTTGTACCAATGACAATGTCTGAATCTGTTGCGAACAAATACACCGCGTTTGGTAACTGGAACGGGCCAACTCCACTGAACGTGGAACTGTTCATACCAAAGTTACCGTAGTACGTAGTCGCTGTACCTAGGTTATTTGAAACGATGTAATCTGCTGATGCAGACGCACCGCTACTGGTGTTCTGCAAAATCTTCTGTGCATAACTATCGACAGAAGTTTGGCTTGACTCAAAAATGTTTGTGTCGGTATACGACAGCGTCCCGTAACTGTACGCGCCAGTTGTTGCTGTTGGAGCAATTGCTTTGTTGGCAATAACAGTAGCACCAGTTACAGATGTTGTCGCTGTGACCGATGTACCTGCAGTGACTGCTGTACCTGCGGCAACCGTTGTGCCAGCACTAACGCCTGTTGTTGCCGCTACTGTTGTTGTTGATGCAACACTGTTTCCAGAGACTGCGCCAGTTGCTGTAATGTTTGTTGTTCCAACCGTATTAGTGCTTGAATTAAACGTCAGATTTGAACTGAACGTTGTTGTGCTAACACCGCTTTGGAATGGGATTTGATACTGAGCACCACCAGCAATGTTTGTTGATGTTGTGGCGGCTGGGGCGGCTACCCAATCTAATACAGATCCAGTCCATCCCAACACCGTACCAGCAATTGTTGGAGCGGCAACAAACGTGGTGTTACTTGTGCTTGATTGATAAGCAACCCTGTTTGCCGCACCACCTGCAAGGTTAGTTGCTGTTGTCGCTGTAGTCGCTGTTGTTGCCGCGCCTGCAGTAGTTGCAAAACCTGCTGTAGCGGCTGTACCGACTGACAAACTAGCTTGGCTTACAAACTGAGGAATTGTTCCCGTTGAAGTCAATACGGTATCAACTGCACCAATTGGAATCGATGTGGGCACAGATCCGTTTGAGTAAACGATTGAACCTACCGCACCAATTGAAGCGTAAGCTGGCGCTGATCCTGTAGAGTAAACAATAGAACCTGCCGCACCCGTCGCAGAGTACGCAGGTAACGTACCGTTTGAATACAGCAAAGCACTAGCACCACCAATTGGCAAATATGCTGTGACGCCAGTTGCACTTTGGTAAACAACTGTTCCCGTAGAACCACCGGGCAAATTACCCGTTGAAATTGCACCGTCAGCCAAAATGGTGACCAAACCTGTGTTGGAATTTTTGTAGTACAGCTTACCGTTGTAAACGTTTACAGCAAGTTCGCCTGTAGCTAAATTACCCGCCAGTGGCAAAGCACCATTGGTCGTACTGTGGTAAAGCTGAATTGGTGTGAAGCCGCTTGCCGCCATGTTATTCCTTTATCAACTCCCAGATCAGGGTTCTAAAACAGATCCGCCATACGGGATTTCAGAACCGCTCAGATTGTCCAATGATACATCAGGACGTGGATATTGCAATGTAATTCTCTCCGTTTTACGAGCAGGTAAACGGTACGGATCTTTGTTGTCGGCGCACCCTTGTTGGCACACTTTTAGACCCGGTGAATTGGGGTCAGGCATCGCCTCAATGATGGCGCGTTTCATCTTGCACCGATCACAAATGAAAATCCCAATCGATGCATTGCCTTCAGTGTTTAAAAAGCGTGGCATGACTTACCTTGTGTATACACCAATATTTGGTGCAAAGTAGATCGGTGACTTGTCACGCTCTTCCTGTTCAGCCATGATGAAGTACTTCTCAGCTTGACCTTCAAGATACTGAACACGCGCTAAATCAACGTTTGGCAACTCCAAGCTCATCTGGTGAGCCAGCATGCTCTGAATCGCCAACATCCAGCGATCAGGGATAGCCAATTGACCGTTCAATGCACCAACGTCCTGAATCTGCGCTGAGTACCACACCGTCATTTGATAGAACGCGCTTTGTGGGGTAGGCCACAAAGTGATGGTTGCCTGAGGGATTGTGCGATTCAACCAAAACTGGAATGGCTGATTTGCTGTGAAATTCTTGTTTGGTAGGTTTGTGTAGTCGTCGCGATTCAAGCGAGCCATCGTGATCTCAGTGGAGTTAACTCCAAGATACCACTCACGAAGAGCCAAAGTCGTACCGCCAGAAGCGACGATACGGTAGTACTGGGTCTGAGCGCCGGGGTCGATATCCTGCCAAATCCACTGTCCATCCGTCACCGATACGCTTGTACCAGTGTACAAAGTCGTCCACGTAGCGTTGTCAGAAGACGCTTGGAACGTGTAATTCCACGTCGCGCTACCACCACCAGCAACATAGGGCATGATGCCAATAGAACCAATGTACTGAGCTTGGTTAGCACCGTAGTTGACTACGATGTTTCCGTTTGGGGTAGTCTGTTGGCAGAACGTTGCTGTGTCTTGATCTGCGACATTGGCAACAACTCCACCAGCCGAAGACGTGTATGTACCCGTAGGTTGCGTCATCCAGCGGTATAGGGCGTTTAAAACGTCATTCCCACCCACAGGTAGCAAGTACTCGTATTGATTCGGCTGAAGCCCGTATACCTGCTTCTTGATGGCAAAATACTGGATACCTTGGTTGATGAGGTTACTCAGAACGAAAAACAACGACTGTTTTGCGCTCAACACCTGCTCAGAGGTCAACTCTTCAGCCAGCTTACCGCACCGACGTGCTCCGTTGTCAATCAGGTTTTGAACCGTGACGACTGTTTGACCGACTGTACCGCTGTATGCCATGTTTTATTCCTTACCAACCGGGGCAATTCCACCGTTGCATTGATGCTCTTGATCTACTGCCCTTTTCGCTCTTTTCTGCAACTGGCCCCATCCTCGCACAGAACGAGTCTCTACGAGCACCACCTTGCGGTTGTGGAGCCTTTAAATTTGATCCTGTCTCACGGTTGTACTTGGCACGACCTTTAGCGGTCAAACCAGCGCCTTGCTTTGCAGAGAGCTTCTCACCACGACCAATAGCTAGTGAAGGGTTCTTTGCCATGATTACCAACAAGACTTTGACATCTTGCCACCATCTTTCATTTTGGCTGTTCGGGCGGATTGCTTGAAGGCTTTAGCCGTTGGCGCACCTTCGCTACCAACTCGACGCATTTTTTCGCCAGACCCTTTAGCGATTCTTTCACGTTTTGCATGAATGTTTGCATATAGACCTTGTTTCATGATTTACCAGCAGGACTTTACCTTGCCGCCTGTTTTGAATGGAGCGGGTTTACCTTTGCCAATCTTTTCAGACCACTCTTTACGAGCGGAATCAGCAACAGGTGCTTTTGATGTTTTTGCTTTGAACTTCAATTTTTCAGATTGATCACGACGAAACCAACGATCCTGAACTTTTTTGTCAGCGTCTTTGTCACCAGCACGTTTTGCCGCCATCGACATTGCACTGTCCGCCGCATTCTTTCTGCGCATAGTCTTCTGCTTGTTTAGAACAGCAGAGCTAATGCGAGGAGCTTCTTGTGACTCACCATCCTCGTCTTTGAGGCGACCAATTGCTTGGTAGTAGTCAACGTCGCTGTCGTAGTCGTAAGGGCTTGTGGAGCCACCGTTAGCTTTTTTCATAGCTTTTCCTTTGTCTGCTTGCACAAACTCTTTACCAACTTTTTGAGGTACGCCACCAAAGCCACCCTTAGTGTGGGCGGCGGCTTGCATCAAACGATGTTGGGCTGGTGACTTGCTTGGCATGATTAAGCGTATGTTTTGATCATCTCAAGAACAACTGTGTATGTATCGCCCAAAGTTTGGTCAGAGGTAGTGAACACGATGTTTCCGTTCTTGCCTGCACCTGCATTGTTTGTAATGCCACCAAAATTTGAAAAGTCATTCATGTAGTTGGTGTTGACAGTACCTAAGAAAAACGGTACGTCTGTTGTTGCGTCCCATAACATACGAACTTCCATACCGTGACACACAGAAGTAATTTTGTTGATAGTAACGCCTGTGCAAGCTTTACCCGATGCGCTAGCCGAAAGGTTAGCCACATTCACTTTAGTAACAGCCGTTTCACCAGTGCCGTCACTGATGTTTGTAAATTTCATGATTGCCAGACGCTCACCATCAAGTAGCGTTTGACTTGTAACTGCATCAGCCATAATTTATTCTCCGATAAAAAGTGGGAGCCGAAGCCCCCACCTTACTTAACAACCACCACCACGCTTTTTGCCAGCAGGAGTCACAGTAACTGATTTCTCAGTCTTTGTAACACTACCAGCAGGCTTGGGGGTCATACCCATCATGCTCTTCGCACCTTCAAACAACTTGCGTGGAACGCTACGGATAGCTTTCGCCATGTCCATATCTTCCTCACTTGGCCCAATGGATTTGTCGTATGCGCCTTTTGATGCGTCTACGGTGCTTCCACCACTGTTGTAGCGGTTTAATTGACCTTTTGCGGTGTCATGAGCATCGCTCAAGTCATCGGTGTGATAGTCCGCACCAGAACGGTATTTGCCGTCTGGATCGTAGAATTTCACACGATTCTCACCGTAATCTTTGTCTTTATAAACTTTTGCTACATGCCCTTTGGGGCCAGTATGGGTTTTCAAGAGTCTAAGGTTTGGTTTCTCTGGATTCTTCTCCAACCTTTTAGCAAGGTCAGTGTAGTAATCCACTTTGCCACCCTTAGCAAAGGTGCCAGATTGCATGCTGTTAGCTACAGGTTTTGAAGCTGGTCTTTTGGGCATCGCGACGGGTTTGCCTGTATCAACAGTACCCCCCGCCGCGTAAGCTTTTTTTGCTGTACCACCCATCTTGTAGCCACCGCCATTAGCCTTAGCAACGCCACCAGTTGCATAACCACCGCCATTGCCCAACTTCACACCGCCAGTTTTGGCAGGTGAGTGGTCAACTTTGGAAGTTACCATCTTTGTCTCGCCCTTGGTTGATTTGATGATGCCACCATCTTTGAATCCACCTTGACCGTTGACAACGCCACCAGTTGCAAACTTCTTGCCAGACATAGCCTTCTTGATCATTGCACGATCTTGAGCGGCGTCTTCATGCTTATCAGCCTTACCACCTTTTTTCATAAGTGTAGGACTCATAGCAGGCTTTGTAGCAGGCTTTGCCATCATTGCTTTACGACGAGCCGCCATAGACGGTTTCATGGGCGAGTTAGGCGCAAAAGAGCCACCACGCGCTGGCAAGTTGGTAGGCATAGCTTGAGCAGGCATAGTTGACTGCATGGGCATGTACCCACCGTCCATCTTATGCTCTACTTTGCCACCTTTTTTGAGCTTCAGAATAACTGAAGGCTCAGTGGTCATCATTTTGACCATTGGTT